AATTAACCAAATTGCAGATCGTTTAGGTTCTCATTGAGACTGTCTACTAAGACCCAAAGCCATTGCAAAAACTGATAGTCAAAGTCACTGTTTACAATGGGTGCTGCGTCAATTCTGTCTAGTGCAAGGCTCATTAATTAGCCCCGCCTGATGCACGACGCGTGTTTCTAACAGCACCCAAAACCACAATAGGTGCCGAACTTACGCAAACTAATTTATAGCAGCGATTTCTGCTCACGGAGAGCTCATACCATCTCATTCGCCATCTATACTGGCCAAGTTTACTAAACTCACGTAAGTCAGCGCTTATAAAGGTTTCACCGCCATCATCAGAATAATAAAGCTCAATGTGAGGCTTAAAGAGAGCATAATAATGATTGTCATCAAACTGGGGCGTATTTCCAGCTTCCGCCAAAATAAACGCGCCATCTTCTGTCGTAATGTAGATAGGATTTTCATCTGTCGAATCCTCGGAAACTAAGTAAACCGCATTTAAAAAAGGTGCCATAGACTTATAAAAAGTCTTATTGCCAAAAACAAAGTCAATTTCTACGTAATCATCAATAAATTCTGCGTAATCTGGCAGAAAAAGTTGCCGTGTAACAAGCTCATATCGCATCGGAAACTTCAAAAAAGCATCCGCTGCTTGTGCATCCGGTTGCGATAAATTCCTAAGTTCATTGTGATAAATATTTCCTGCCATCTCATAAATTACAGGGTCATCTTGCACGATAACGAGATGTTTGTTGGCAAAGTAAACGTGCTTCTGAATGCGATTTCGCTCGCCATTTAGCTCAATTACACGACCCCAAGTATTAGTTTCGAAGTTGTATTCAATAGAATTGGCATCGCTCACAATGTCAAGTTCTCCAAAATCTAAGAACTCCCCAGCAGACGCGCGGTAGAAAATAGTATTCTCATACTGATATAAAAATCCTGATACATCACTGACTACAAAGGGGCATAATCCCTCAGAACTCGCAGAATTCTCAAGCAAAACGTTAATAGCTTGGGACGATATGTCTTGAGGTGCTTGGCCATTACTCATCATGAAAGATACCAGGCCTTCCTGATTCCTTGCGAGCCAAACCATCATTCCAAAACCTACGGCAAGGCTCTCATCATCCGAAATGCCGTAATCGAAGTTATATGAGGAGTTAAGTTTCCAAGGAAATTCACGCGTCACACCTGCAACTGTGATTTGTGTAGAAATATTGGCCCATACATCAGTAGTAAAACTGCACAAAATGTACAATTGATTATGAAGCACTGCAAATTGCCCAATAACTCCCGAGGCACGTGCAAATAATGGAACTCCGTTTACAGTGAAATAGGTGGCGGCCGTTCCGGCAAGGTTAATTTGTGTTAAGAAGAAGTTAGGGGTTCCTCCTTCTGAGACTACAAACCGATTACCGAAGGCTGCCACGTACGTTGGATTACTAGGAGCATTGGGGTCTGTAACGACGTGTGCATCTACAGACGAGCCATTCTCAGTAATCACAAATATGTCATCACCATCAGTCAGCATTGTGTAAACCGTTGTGCCAACAGCCAGTGTTGCTGCCCAAATCTTGCCGCCTAAAGCGACATTTATGGGCAATGTTCTTTTGTTAAAAAATTTATCAAATTGAAAAACACTTGTGCCTTCTACTACATATAGATAGTCGATGGATTTGAATTCTGCTCTGGGTTCGCTGTTAAAAACCAGGCGATTTAGGCTTAAAAAGTGGATGTGTTTACGGCCCATAGCAGGATAGAGAGCTTGTTGCTTCTTGCCTGAATCGACCTGAATGCCGTACCAGTTGGCCACATCGCAAGATCCAAACTGCTTAAATCTTTGGACATCATAAAAACAAAATATAGGAAGTTGTTCTATGGGCATTATTCCACCCACCTTTTACTACTTAAAATACGGGAGATGGTATTTGGAAGGACTCCATATTTTTCGGATAACTGATTTATGGTCAAGTAGGATATTTCTTTCCTGATCATTCTGGCTTTCTCAATGCTTAATTTCACTCCAAACCTATTTCTCGCCTGAACTTTGGTATCAGACCATTGACAGTTTTCTGGACAATAATTCTTTGAGTTGTCTTTTCTATCTATACTCAATCCAGATGCATATCCATTTTTGAGAGACCATTTGCAAAAGTCATCAGCATTCTCAAGCCATTCATTACAGATCGTTATGCCTTTTCCTCCATAGCTTTTGTAACAAATATCTTTTTCGTAATAACAGCGAGCACGCATGCCTTTGTATATTGTTACCAATCTAGGATGAGATCTTCTATAAGAGCACTGCATCTCGATAGGTCTAAGACATCCACAATGTTTTCTATTTTTCAAATAATAAACCTGCGCCTCGTAATTTCGACTGCATATCTTGCATACAACAATAGCTTTTCTTGTTTTACCACCAATTCTCCCCAAATCTTTTATAATCTTGAACCCATTTATTTCTTCTGGTAATGGTTGCCATTTCATCAGTAAATCCCCTCTAAAAAGAGGATTGTACCATATAACTAGAGCAATCAATAAACTTTTTGATTAATTATTTTACACACCAGCACGGACGCGCCATGCACCATTAAGCAAAGATTGCTGGTCCCCTGTTATAGACAGGTTAATTTCACTTGCTGCTTCAATTGTATTCCTAGCCTGCACATACATTTCCTCAAGTTTGGGAGTCCATGCATCAGCACGACCTTTGTACATACAGACATCTTTTGCACAGGCAAAAAGAAAGAAACGAATGTAGTATTGTGGGACGGTGTTCATATCGTCATTGCTAGTAAGTTCTGGCAATTGAAACTTTCCTCTCGCAAAAAAGGTGAAAAATTGGCTGGGAGCAGGATAAAGTTGGGCTATGACATAATCGTTTTGCGGGTAAGTTATGATGAACCTGGGCAATCCCTGCAATGGCTCATACCTCCATGCCGCCAAAAATTCGTCTCTGGATTTGTAAATTAAGGGATAAGTCACACCTGTGAGCTCAAGCCATGCGTTATCTAAATTTGCAAGACGTCCTTCTTCTATCTGCACAAGTGTTGGGTCAGGAGGCGTTATGACATAACCTGGGTCAGTGAAAATGATAGATTTATTGCCAAGGTTGATTGGAGCCGTCACAGTCTTTGCAATCGAAATCATGAGCCCCGTTGATGCATAATATTGAAGCAGTTGGTTTAAAACTAAGATGCAAAGCTTCTCATCGTCCCCATGGAGCGGGGTCGTTGGATTGGAAGCATTTATCAGGCGATAAACTTGAAAGCAAAAATCTCTAACGGTGTAAGCCATTATTCATCCCTTTTCTTTCGTGTCCTTTTTGGCTCTTCCTGAGCATCTTTTATAAATTCTGATTCAAACCAAAGCCCTGTTTGTAAATGCTCTTCAAACTCTTGCCACGAATTAACAAGCTTCTTTTCACCATCCAAACTATACATGTAAGCCCTAAATCCTTGTTCAGAAACTGGTCTTCCTTGGTAAATCTTAAACATCCCTTCCATTGCATCTCCTTATATTTGGCCCCCTCATTACTGAAAGGGCCAAATTGGCTACTAAGAACAAATACGCACGGCAAATTCAGGGTTAATTGCTACCCCACAGATGACGTCGATTCGGTCTAATTGCTCATAGTTTCTGACGTCAGCACCAAGTGAGTAAGTCATAGCCAATTTGTACAAATCGCTATAACGAGTACGCGCTTCAACACCGCCTCTTAGTTCTTTCAAAGGAGGAGCTGCGAAGACAATCGCTTGTGTGTGATAAGCAATGGATACGTTATGAGAGTCACGCAACAACATTTGAGCGCCGTTGGGGATAGCCGCAGAAATGTTTTGACGAGCGCCATCTATGACAATAGTTGGGTTAACTGGCACGTTTGCAGTTCCACCACCTGTCGAAATAACTTGCTCAGTGACCACGAATTGTGCGCGTTGTTCCAAAGGTTCATAAGTTAGTGGATTAACCATAAACACTCCGGCAGCATCGTCCACTTCGATGATGTCACCAATATTGAACACCACAGACGAAGCAACAAGACCAGTTAGCGCAATGGTATTTCCGCCTGTAATTGGCCCATTGGTCACTGTTCCTGCAAGCTTAAATCCTGCTGGAGGAGTTCCGCCTGCTTGCCCTGCACCTGCAATTTGGCGTTGCAAGAAATTGGTTTTGAAGAAGTCAAAGCCGGATAAGTGCCCGATAAATCCATCAATCAAAGCGCCTGTGTTAACAGACATATTGAAGACGTTGTATAGGTCATTTGACAGATTAGCAGCAACACGAGGAGGAACGGCAGCATAG